GGCCGGTATCGCACGCGCCGAGTGCAAGCACCCCTGCGGCAGCCAGCATTACCGCACCGGCCCGGCGACCCTGATACGCGTAGCCGGTCGTATGCATGGGGCCCGTCTTAGGCATACGGCTCACTTGGCCTCACTCCCGTACGGAGCCTCAGGAATGTCCTGAACGGACGCAGGAGCGCGGTTCCGCAGATGCCCGAGCACGAGCCCCGCGAACACCTTGAGTTCCGCGTCTGCGGCAACGTGGTGCCTCTTACCGAGCACGTCACGCCAAGCCCTCAGGTTGCCCGTAACCACCATGTCGACCGGTGCCGCATTCGGAAGCACTGACCGAGCAGCCTCACGCGCTTCCTTGCGCTTGAACCCACGTGCGGTCAGATCCTCAACAAGGTGCTCGTACACCCTGAGCGTTCCGGCGTACGCGTTCTTGATAGCCGTCTCAGCCGGGGTTCCCTCAGCGGCCGGAGGAATCACGGGCTCAGTGTCGTCGTACCGAACGTACCGCTGAGACACGACCGAGAACGACAGATGCCGGTGACGCGTCAGCTCAGTGAGCAGCGCACGCGATACGCCCCGGACGAGGAACGTCACCGACGAGTGCTCAAGCACCGAGTAGTGACCCTGATCAAGGATGTTCTTGAGGTAACCCTCATTCGTGGCAGTCGCAGGGTTGGGCCGACCGAACGACTTGTAACAGATGCGTCCGGCAGCCTCGCCCAATGCGTCGGCGCTAACGGTGTCCGTGTCCCCTATGGCGTCATACCCGTACGCGTCCAGCATCACGCTTTCTCGCAGCACCGTGCTAGCCAGAATCTCAACGTTCATGTCTCTCCCCAAACGAGGGGCGACCCAACTACTGAATTCAGTAGCTGAGCCGCCCCGGAATGCTTGCCTACTTGGTGGTGTCGCCTGCCAGGAACATTGCCACCCCGGTTACGTCCTCAGGACTCAGGGGCTCGTTCCATTCGAACTGATCAAGCAGAGCGCGAGCCGCGCGGAACGTGTCCGCTCGTTCGGCTACGTACTCCGTGTCAGTCATTTCCTCGTTCAGCGCCACGGGTACACCCGCTCAGCCGACGGACGAGGAGCGGCCGGACGGGTAGCCGTACCGGCAAGCTCAGCCGCAACCTCGTTCAACCATGCAGCAAGCTCACGAGCCTCACGAGCGGTCAGCTTGGCCCGGTCCCCCGGAACCGCAATGCTCACCGTGTTCGGTTCCTTGTCATTGGTCCAAGACAGGACCCGACCGCCGCACGAGGCGGTAAGCGTGGCCTTGGTCTCTCGGGTGACGTTGATCGGCATGGTTTCTCCCTTGGGTCGTTCAGAAATGCGGCGCTTGGCTTCCGCGTAGGTCACTTGGTCAGAGCCAGGATGAGCGGGACCACCTCAGCGTGAGGCTTGACCACCGTGGCTACCGTCTCCCCCGCCTCGTTCTTGACGTGCATGTCCGTGAGCGCACCGTTGCGGATGACCTCAAGGGTTCCGCCGTTACGAGTGGTGTAGGTCTGCATTGCTCTCTCCCCTAGAAAGTTGCTGCCCATTGGGCCAAGGTCAACGCGCTCTTTGCGTAGTTGCAGTCAGCGCATGCCGGTACGACGTTGGCGAGAACATCCCGCCCGCCCCGTGACAGGGGCTTGATGTGGTCCACGTGCTCGGCAGGGGCGCCGCAGTAGCAGCAAGCCCCGTGCCATCGTGCGAACAGTTCAGAGCGCTTGTACGCCCCCTCAGGACTCTTGCGCTCTCGGATGCGCCTCGTACGTCCCGCCCGACTCTTACGGGGCCGAGCAGGACGAGGACGACGCTCCCTCACTTGCCGAACGCTTCAATCCACAGCTCAGCGAAACGGTCCTTGGCACGCGAGCGAATCGACGTGACGCGGATCGGGTCAACCCCCATCGCTTCCGCAAGCTCAGCGTCATTCTCAGTGCCGTAGTAGTCGTAAGGCGCAATGCCGGTAAGCGCACTCAGGACGTGCCGGTGCTGAGAACCCATCTTCTTGAGCACATACCAAACCTTCTTGCGCGTCGCTTCCCGAGCAGCCTTGACGTAGTCGGACGGCTCAAGCAGATCCTCAGAGACGCCGACCTTGTCAGCGATCGTGTCCGCGAGCGTCGCGTCATGCGGCGACTCGTCCCCGCCAAGCGGAGCGTCAAGGTAGTCAATGCCCATCCAAGACAGACGAGCCGCGTAAGCCATGTCAGCGCTCATCCTGCGCTTACCCATAACCTCAGTCGTCGTGACGAGGAATTCCGCAACGTACGGGTCATGGTCGGCAATGCGGAGCGCCTTTTCAAAGTCAGCGGCAACCGCGCGGGAAACTCCGGGGCGCTGCTCTTCCTTGCGCTCGTCGCTCATAACGCCCTTGAGCGTCTTGTCAACGAACGTGAAGAACTGCGCTACCTCAGTTCCCTTGAACCGGTCGAGAGCTTCCCAGACCGCAATGCGGCCGGTCTGCGCAAGGTCTTCCATGAGCGTGTAATCAGTGCGTCCGCTCGTCGTGGCGTAGTGCCGGGCAAGCTGACTGACTCGCTCCTCAGTCTCCTTGATGACTGCCGTAATGGCGTCAAGGTCCTTGTTCTTGGCATCGGCGATCTGCTGAGCGGTGAGGTTGATCATTTGGGGCTCTCCCGGTCTGATTCGGTCTTGTGCTCGTTCTTGAGCGCAAGGGCTTCCTCAGACCAGGCGAGAGCGCTAGCTAGCCGTCGTGACTCGGGTCACATCTGATGACAGGCATGGCGAACCAAGCCGGTCTGAGGATGTGCACCGCCGGGGCTAGCGCTTTGCTCCGTCGTTGCAGGACGGAACTTATGCGGGGGTGAACGTTCGAATCAACCGACGAACAAGGCGTTAGACCCACCATGTCCGATATGGGTTGTACGTTGATTCCAAGGCGAAACGTGTATGACGACCGTGGAACGAGAGGGCAAGGGGCGCCGTACGCCTTAGGTATTACGGGGTCACGGGCAGATAACCATGGATGCCCGGTTTGCCGGACTCAGGTACTGAATTCAGTAGCTGGGTCGCACTTGAACCCCGATTCACCTTGCCACGTAAGGGAACTGACGGAGTGACACCCACTGTGACGCAGCTCACCCCCTTAATTTGGTAGCTGCCTCACGTGGTCACGCTCCGTATACCAAAATCCATGCCGGCGGTATACGGAGCGTGAATGTATGCGTGTACATGCACGGACCATAGAGAACGTTCTCTAGTAGTCGGCCCCGTACAGCGAGCCCCAAGAGCGCTTGCCGATGCTCGCGCCCTCGTCGCCCGTATCGATCGGGACGCCGAACAGATCGAACGTCATGCACTTCTCAAACGCGCGTGCAAGCTCCTGCGCTTCGCTCTTGGGAACCGACGCAAGCACCTCGTCATGGATCGGGAGACGGAGGTACGGCAGCAGACCCGCGCTCTCCATTTCGAGAAGCGATTGCCCAAGGCAGTCACGAGCCGCAGACTGAACCTGATAGTTGACCACCGCGTAAGTGCGGTCACGGTCAAGGGGAAGACGCCGACCCGTAACTGTCGTCGTCACCATGCCATTTGAGAAAGCCTCACGCTGCCAACGGCGAGCCGCGCGCTTGATCTCCGGATAGACACGGTGGTACTTGGCCTGAGCCGCCGCTACGTCATCACGGTTGGCACCGGTCTGCCGAGCGATCGTGTCCGGCCCACCGCCGTAGACCGTTCCAAAGCCAACACCCTTACAGATCGTGCGGTGTTGCTTGGTGAACCCCGGTCCGTAGACGAGGGACGCCGTGAAGTCGTGCAAGTCCTGACCGGACTTAATCGCGTGTTTCATCTGCTTCACGTCGGCGAGAGCAGCCAAGACGCGCATCTCAACTGCCGCAAAGTCAACGGACACCATGACGTGTCCCTCGTCCGCGAGCATGCAACGGCGAACCATCTGATCCGACGAGGGCAGAGTTTGAAGCGCCGGACGCGTGATGCTCATACGCCCCGTGCGTGCCTGGAGCGAATGCACGAACGGGTGTATCCGTCCATCCCGGTCCACGGTCTCAAGGAACGTAGTCCCGTACGACTCACGCCACTTACCGGCACGCTTAGACCTCAGTACAGCGTCAGCAAGAGGGTTCGCGCGACGAGACCCAAGGGGGTTCCATCGTTGGTCCATATCCGCGAACGCCAAGAGAACGGCCTTGTCAACCTTGAGGGCACCGGACGCCGTACGCTCGGTCAGCGTCTCCCCCATCGCAATCAGCGCCTCAGCGATCTGCTTGGTTGAGTTGACGTTCTCAACTCCGTACCGAGCAGCCTTGACCGCGTACGTAGCCGACTCCTCGGCAAGGCGCCGGTTGAGAGAGTCGGTGTACTCCCCGTCAAGGACAAGCCCCGTGCGCTGCATGATCGCGCAGATACGCGCTAGTTCGTGCTCGTACTCGACGAGACGAGGACGCACCCCGTACCGCTCAAGCTCGCTGGTCAACACCGGCTCAAGACGAGCCGTGAGGATCACGTCAAGTGCCGCGTACAGGTTGTAAGTTGGGTGGTCAAGGTCGATCTTGGCGAACCCGGTTGCCTTGGTCAGACCGAGCGACCGGAACACGGCCGTAAGGTCCCCCTGAGTGTCCGGGGCAGACGGGTCAAGGTAGTGCCCAGAAAGAGGCTTGAGGCCCGTACCAATGCCACCCTCTTGAGGCTGACGAGGATCAACGAGCGTGGCAAGAATCTTGGTGTCTCGGGTACGAGGAGCCATCCATTCGAGCGGAACCCCCGCATGCCGGTCCAACACGAGCCAGTCAAACGGCGCGTTGTGAATCAGAGCCTTACGGATGAGCCGCAGAGCCCAGAGAACAACCTCACGGAAGATGCCCCCGCGCTCCCAATGGATGACCCACCCATGTAGCGCATCCCCGAACTGCACCGTACGCAGACGGTAGCCGTCCGAGTAGATGTCCAAGCCGGAAGTCTCGGTATCGAGCGCAATCGGACCACGCCCGTTCGCACCCTCAAACCACCGCTTGAACTCATCCAAGTCAGCGGCATTCTCAGGCACCTTGGCGTAGACCGTGGACCCGTTGATCTCATGCAGATACGTGCGCAAGTTCTCTCCCCTCAACGCAAGAGGGGCCAACTACTGAATTCAGTAGCTGACCCCTCAGGGTGTGTTCAGTTGTTGCTAGTCGTTGCCGAAGATGCCCGGACCCGCCGGAGTGTCGTCATGGTGCATCGGACGGACACCGAACAGCGTGATTCCCTGTGCCGTCTTCCGGCGCGTCACCTTGCGTTCTTCCATCGCGCGATAGAACGTCGTGCGTCGCCAACGCTCCTTCTGCGGAAGGTTCTCAGCCTCGCACCAATCGAGATACATGCTGAACGCCTCGTTGCCAAGGATCCGGTCATCCTCGTTGCCCGTGGCCTCAAGGACACCCGGCATGAACCCTTGCAACCCGTCGGCAGTCTCGCGGAACTCCTTGGTGGCGTTCTTCACGGCAGCCGGATCCTGTAGCCCGTTGGCAAACCACTCGACCGCACCCCGGACGGCCCAAGCCACAATGCCCGGAGCCTCAGCGAGGAGCTTGTCACTCAGGTCATAGTCACGCTCGTCCGGCGCAAAGTACCGGTTAAACGGGATCATCTTGACCCGTCGCCAAAGCCCCTCATCCTGACCCTTGAAATTAGGCTTGTGGTTGGTCGCAAGCATGATCAGGAACGTCGGGGCGAACGTGAAGAACTCCTGACGCATGAACCGGGCAGTGACCTTGTCCTTACCCGTCACACGCTTGAGGACAGCCTCAGACATGGGCCGACCCGAGTCACCCTCAGAAGCCATCACGAGCCGTGCACCACGGAGAGCGGCAATGTCGTTCGGGATGCCGCCTGAGCCCTTGTCCTCAAACGTGCTGAACGCCGTAGTAGTTGTGATCTCCCCGAACACTTCAGTGAGCGTGTCCGTGAGGACTGACTTGCCGTTCGCGCCGGATCCATGCAGCACCGCAAAGCACTGCTCAGACGTGCTACCCGTAATGCCGTAGCCACACAGGCGACGAAGGTACGCGGGCATGTCCGGAAGCCCCGGCATGATCTCAGACAGGAACGCTTCCCAACGAGGAGCCTTGGCGTCCGGGTCAAACTCGATCGGAAGCGAGGCAGTCAACATGTCCCGCTTATCGTGCGCACGCAACTCCCCCGTACGCAGATCCACCGTGCCGTTAGAGAACGACAGAAGCTCAGGGCGAGCGTCAAACTCATCAGCCGAGACCTGAACGGCAGGCACGGCCTTAAGCTCACGAATGAGCGCGTCAATGCTACGCGTGTTCATGAAATGGGAAGCGATCTTCTTGGTGTGCTCCCCCGCATCCGGGATGGTGCTAGCAGCAACCGACAGAGACGCGCCCATGAAATGGATGAGCTGACGCACCTTGGTTTCCGATTGGTGCCACACCTTGCCATCCCACACGTAGAACCCAAGTCCCTTTGCGTGCTTGATAGTTCCACCCGTGAACGCCACAAGCGCATGAGCGCTCAGCACGTCGGAAGTCCCGTACCGCTCACTGAACTCAGTGATCAGTTCTACAGCCCGGGTAGCCGTCGTGGCATCCGGCACAAGCGCGCCGGTAGCAGCGTCCACAAGCAAACCTTTCGTCTCGTTGTACGGCTCAGCACGCTTCACGGCCGTGTGCAGAGCAGCCGGGAACCCCTCAGCGTTGTCGTTACGCCAGTCAGTCAAGTCCCAACCATCCGCAGGGATGTTGAGGACGTACACCGTGATTCCGTGCTTTGAAAGACCAGCGGCAAGACGCTTGGTGAAGCCCTTACCGGCCGAGTCGTTGTCACCGGCCACGATCACTTGCGAACCCTCAAGCCCCCGCGCAAGCTCCTCAACAAGCTCCGGGGAACCGGCCAGAGCAGCACCCCGGACCGCCACAGCGTCATAGCCCACAGCAGCCGCTGTAAGCGCGTCTCCGGGCCCCTCAGTGATCAGAGTGACCCCATAGCCACCCTGACCCCGGAACACCCCGTACTGACCCCACCGGGCACCCTCAGGGTTCGTGAGGCCAACCCACCGCCCCGGGCACTTCCCCGAAAGGTCCCGACCCTGCAACGCGTGAACGATCCCCCGGAAGTTCTTGAACGGAACCGTCACACGGGGGAACGAGGTGAACGCACGCGACGCGAACGGGAACGAACGCTCACCCGAGAAGCCAAGCTCAAGGTCACGCGCAAGCTCCGGGCCAATCCCGAACCGATCGAACAAGTACGAACGGGCTTGCACAATGCCGTAGTTGGCCTCAAGCGACTGCAACGAACCGGCCGTGTCGTCCACGTACATTGCGAGAGCAGCCGTCTGAGCAGTGTTCACAAGCGCGGGCTTTTCCTTGGCCACCGTGAGCCCGTCGCCCTTGGCGTTGAACATGTCCGACCAAGTCAGGTTGGCAGCCTTGACCACATCCCCCGGCTTGCACCCGGAACGGCACGTGATGCGGACCTTGTCATCATCACCCCGCCAGATACGGAGCGACGGACGAGAGTCACCATGCGCCGGACACAGCGCGAGATAACCCCCGTCCGACTGCTCCTCAACCTGACCAAAGCGCGCAAGAACATCCTTGAACAGCAACGTAGTTCCTCTCCCTCTTGTTGCTATCCCTTGAGCGCAAGCACTTCCTAGGGCACCTCCGGGTACGCCTCACGGATCTTGACGAGGACAGCCGCGAACGTGTCTAGGTCCATGCACACATACGACCGGCCAACACCCGCGCTACGGCGCTTGATGACAGCCACCCCAAACGGGAAACCGGCGTTCTTCGCCTCGTCGTTCGCCTGAGCGATGAACCCCGGTAGGTCATGCTTGGCCGTGTCCTTGGCCTCAAGCACGAACGGATACGCGTGCATGTCGCCCACGTCCTTAGCGCCCATCTGCGCCACCCTGCGAACGTGCCGAGCATCCCAAGAGGGAATCTCGTCCACCCCCGCATGCGCGGCAAGGTAGGCGTTCAGGAAGTCCCGAACCGCGCTCTCATGCCTCGTCCCCTTGGCCTTGTTCGGGTTAGCCATTGAGCACCCCCACCACCCAACGGGCAAACATGAACGCGCCGTTGGCCACGACAGACAGGGCAAGGGCAGTGAGCACCACCTCACGGCAGTCATTGAAGAACCCACGCCACGAACGGTCAACCTGCTTAGCCACGGATCCACCTCACGTCAGCACCGCGCGTCACTGCATGCCGTACAGCGTCCACGTACCGAGACCACTCCTTACCCTCACGGATGGCAGGCTCAAGCCACAACGTGTCACCATCCCCCAACGCCCGAACATCACCCATGGCAGGGACAGCCCCCGCCTTAACAACCTTGTCCATGACCCCTCAGCTTCTGAATTCAGTACCTGCCGGAAACGACAAACGGCCGGACAGCAACCAAGTGGTCACCATCCGGCCGTAGTTGGTCGGGCTACTCCTCGTCGGGCACGGCACCCGGAGTGATCAGCCGGACATGATCAGCGGCGATCCACTGAGCGGCAGTCGTCTTACGAGCCGTGAAGCCCGACTCATCCCCCGTCGGCTGCACCTTGAGCGTCGGCACGAGGACGAACCCCACACCCTCAACCTGAGCCTTTTTGGCAGTAACCTCAAGAACAATCGCATCCGTCATGCGGACCCGGTTACCCTGCCGCGCGGCGTAAGCCACAAGGTCACCCTTGTACAGCTCCTCACCCGCGTAATCCGTGACTACTCCTCGCTTGCCCATGCGTCGCTCTCCCCTGCGTGGTATTCGAAATCTTCGGACAGCCCAAACCGACGACGACGCTCATGCAGAACGGCCGGACGGTCGTTGGGCGCAAACCCCCAAAGGGGGCCCCTGATCACCTCGTCAGAGACCCCCTGGAACGGACGCGCGGTCACTCCGCAATCGCCTCGTTCCAAGACTTGATCACCTTGATAACCGGCTTGCGATAGCTCACACGGCCATAGGTCGAGTGGTCATACTCCACAAGCTCAAGGGACAGCTCACAAAGAGCCTCACCCCCGACCCGCTCAAGGTCGTTCTCAATCTCGTGCAGAACCTTGACGAGTTCCCACGACGTAGACACGAACTGACCAAGGCCAAGCTCATAATCCTCAGCGAGGCGAAACTCAACCTTGGTGTTCGGAGCAGGACCACGGCCAGACTTGGCCATGTTCTTGCGCTCCGCGAGAAGCTGAGGGCAACCGCACGGCTGTCCGTAGTCATCCGCGAGAAGCGACGTAACACCATCGCACTCATGAATAGGGCCACGCTGACCCCACAGAATGAGCGTCGACTTAATGGCCTTGACACCGGAGATAACAACCTCAACGGAATCCTTGCCGGTCATCACCTCAAGGAAATCATCCTTGCTGGTCTCCCACTCGTGAGGAGTACCGCCCATAAGCTGAGCGATAGAGTCGGCAACCACCTTGTCACCCGTCGTGACACGCCACGCGTCCAGAGACATAGGCTTACGGCCGTTCATCTTGCCCGACCGGAACCGGAACGCAAACTCGTTGTCGTAAGTGACCTTGGGCTTGGGCTTAGCGTCCGGGTCAGTGTCAAAGATGCGCAGAGCCATAAAGGTCTCTCCCCTAAGTCGTTGAATTGAGCGTTGAGTTGCCAAGGGGGTCAGCTACTGGATTCAGTAACTGACCCCCTCGTTCCTCTTCCTGATAGCCCTAGAGCGCAAGCACTTCCCGACTAGCGGGCACGGCGCTCAGTACCCGTGACGAGTCGCTTGCTGCTCTTGGCAATCGCACGCCCAATCACCTTCTTAGAGACCTCACGATCCCAGTTGAACACCTTCCGCAGCGTCAGGAAGAACTCAAAGACCTCGTCATCAGTACGCACCGGCTTAAGCGCCCACTGTTCCGGAGTGATGTGCAGAACCGCAGCACCATCCGTCTCAGGGAACGCAGACGAGTTGCCATCGGGGTCAATGAGGCGGTCAGCGTGCCGGTAAGCGGCCATCTGTAGGGCCACATCCGCATACGTGCTCTTGCTGGTCTTCCAGTCGGCAACGATCGTTGCAACCTCGCCCGAAGGGTCAGGGATGCCGTCCTCGTTCAGCTTGAGACGGAGGATCGCATCAAAGGATCCGGCGTAGTTGTGCGTGTCCGACCATGCGACATCTTCCGCGCGGACTAGCTCAGGCTGAACAGCGTCAAGGAACTCATCAAAGTTCCGGCGGTACGGCTCAAGATCCTGGGACACGCGCCGGACAATCTCACCCCGGATCATGCGCTCAAACAGGTCGTGAGCGTCCGATCCAATCTCCGCACGCATCTTGGTGTACCGGCGAGCAGCACCCTTGATGTAGTCAACAGCAGCCTCACGACCGGCCGTCTCAGACATCTGCTTGAGGAAATCGAACGAGTCAACCGCAAGCTCAGCGGCAAGCTTGCCATTCCACGGGGCAAGGAACGGCTTAGGCAGCATGCCGATAACCGACGTGACACCCGGCGCCTGAGCGTGCGTGTCAGCGTCAACATAGAAGCGGGAACCCCCGCGCATCACGGTGCGAACCTGGCTCATTGTGTGTGCCTCTCTCTGGCCGGTTTGGCTTACGAGTGGCCTAGAGCGCAGACACTTCCTCACAGCGGGCAGGATGACGACTGACGGTTTTTCGTCATCATCCGGGTTACCCGCACAAGAGCTTAAAGAGAGAGTCTGTATAGGTGATCTGAACTAACCATCATTTCGTCATTCGTCATCTGCCATAGGTGAACCTCCCTCGCTGTGAACCGCTGTACGCCCGTCTGAGGGCAGCAAAAAGCCCCGCCCAACCTCAGGGGTCAGACGGGGCTAGAAGGGGCTCAGGGGGCCGCTCAGCGCTGTTCGTGACGCAGGCAGTAGGCGGAGCCATGGGCCGGGCCACTATCGCACTCAGGGTCAGCGCACGTAACAGTGTCCTTGAAGGCAGCCTCACTCTGGCAGTACGCACACCACTTACGCGTCAAGGGGTCCTGTTGCCCCTCCGTCCACCAAGACGTCAGACGCTTGCCGCACAGTGCCGCGTACTTGTTGGTCCCGCTGGTCACGTGGTCCAACCCATCATCCGGGCCGATACCGAACGTGCTCTCCGCAGACTCAGCGGGGGCAGACTCGGGAGCGGCAACCTCCCATGCGGCGTCCAAGCTAGCTGCGAGCCTCGTGCAGCTCTCAGCCCGTTCAACGAGCTTGCGCGGTACAGCATGCGGGGACTTCCACAGCTTCTCGTGCGCCTCAGCCGTCTGAGTCAGAACCGCCGCAATCAGGTCTAGGTCAGACTCGGTCAGTCGCAGCGTCACCCAACGGGCCGTCTCGTCGGTCATGCTTGCACTCCTTGCGCTCTAGAGACAGTGGGACCAAAGGGAGAGACCCCCTACCTTGCTGGGGGCTTGGTAGGGGGTCTCTCAGTTCCTGAATTCAGCAACTGCCTACAGGTCGAACTTGTCCGCGAGAGCCTTGAGCTGATCCCGCAGCGCGTTGTACTGATCGCGCGCCGCCTTGCGCTCCTCGTCGGTCAGCTCGTCCGGCTCAACCTCGTCCAGCACCTTCACGGCCTTGGTCAGCTTCTTGCCCTCAGCGGCAACCTTCTCGGCAAGGGTGAGTTCCTTCTTGCCGTCCAGTGCCTCAGCCTCGTGCTCAAGCTCCTCGGCCTCGTCCGTCTTCCCGGCCTCAAGGGCCGCCTGAGCCTTAGCGGCAAGCTCAGCCTTTGCCTTGGCCTTGAGACGGGCCTTTTCGCGGGGGCCGACGAGGTCAATGCCGTAGTACGCGGACACGGCCTCAGACGGCTCAAGTGCCGGGTGAGCCTTGGCAACCTCAGTGAAGAGGCTGTCAAAGTCAGCGCGCCGCACGCCGTCAAGCTCCTTGGCGTAGTCCGCGAGCACGTCGCCCGTCTGGTTGTTCATGGACTTCCACAGCTTCTCAGCAGCTTCCTGAGCGTCAAACTCGTCAACGCCCCCCTCACGGAGCTGCATGATTGCCTTTGCCTTGAGGGCGCCGGACGCGTCGCGGTACGCCTGAGACTTGGCCTTGAGGTCCGGGGCACCCTTGACCTTGAGCTTGAGGCGAACGTCAAGGAGCTTGCGACCGAGGTTGTACGCCGTCTGAGAAGCCTTGAGGTGAAGGGTGACACCCTCCGAGATGACCCCCGCGCCCTCGTCAATGAGAGCATCCATGCCCTCAACCTCGCGGTAGTCCTCAGTGGTCTCAAGCACGACCACCTCAGCGGCCTTGGGCTTCTCGGCGACCGTGGCAGCGTCACGGAACGCGTTCCGAGACTCCTGCTTGAACTGAGCCCACGTCTTGTCACCCGCCGGAGTCTTGCCGCGCGTCGGAAGACCAGAGATCAGGGTCTCAGTCTCCTTACCAAGCTCCTCAAGCCCGTCCGTGTTCTCAGCCTCAGCGAGCGAACCGGCACGCTCGATGTTCGCAGCGATCTGCTCAACGGTCTCAGCGTGCTTGTCCGTGCTCTTGGTCTCAGCCATTTCCGTGTTCCCCTCGGTCTCGGTCTGCCCCTTGGTGAGGCTTTCCATGAGGTTGGACACGATACCGGCTGCATCAACCTCAGTCAACTCAACCTGAGACTCTTGACCCTTCTGGATGACGATGCGGCAGGCAACGCAGATGTTCGCGTCCGTGGCGTCCGACCGGAGCACGTCCCCCGTGGTCACCTTGCCGCAGACCGTCTTGTTGTTGTCGGCGCGCTTGACGTGGATCACCTTGCCGTTGCGGACCGCCGCAAAGGTGTGACCAAGCTCCGCGATCTCCTGAACCGTGATGCTGCTCATTGGGTTCCCCCTCGTTCGTTCGCCGTCGTGCTGACAAGGAAGACAGTACACACGCCCCACGGGCCGCGCAAGCCAGGTGCTGAATTCAGTAGCTGCCAAACGCAAGAAAGCCCCCTCAGCCGGATAGGCCAAGGGGGCTCACGAGCTAGCTCAACAGGTAAGCGCGTAGCTCCTCGCGCAGATCAGCGGGGGTACCGCCGTTCGTGATGGTGAGGTCCGTCGGGAAGTCATCAAGCGCCGTCTCACTCTCGTGAGTGTCCGCAGAGACGAGGGCCGGACGCAGGATGCGTACGAGCTTGAACCCTCGCGCCTGTAGCGCCTTGGCCTCGTTCGGGTACCGGCAGTCAGTCACGACAACCGGCAGGTTCCAAGAGTCGGCAACGGCCACCCGGTCCATAGCGACGCTGACCCAAAAGCCCTCGTCGTGATGCCGGACCGCCTGACCGGCCGTCTGAAGGATCCTGCGAACCTCCGGATAGTTGTCCTTGGCGTATTCCCAACCAACGTCCGTGACGAGGCGGGAAAGCCGGACAGAGAGCCGGTAACCCCGGTCGTACGCCGTAGGAATGAGCGGATCCATGCGGAGCGCCATTTCCTTGAGCGGGTCAGCGAATGCGACTCGCGTATAAGCGGCATGCCGGACGAGGAAACCGGCCGCTGTGTCCTTGCCGGAACGAGCCTTGCCGATAAAGGCAATGTGCGGGAACTTCAAAGCAACCTCCCGTAGATAAGTCCTACCTACCTACGGGAGCGCAAGAGCTTCCTTACTTCCGGTGCTTGCCCTCGGCGTACAGGAACGCAGCAACGGTCTTAGCGTCCTCAAGACGCTGCACACCCTCACCAAGGCCGAGCAGAGCCGCAGCAACGGCAAGGATTAGCTCAGACGGCAGGTCGGGCACAAAGTGCGCCGCTAGGGCGACGAGCGCCACAAGCACCGCGTAGAACCGCGCGGCATGATCCTTGACAAACGACATAGGTAATGCGTCCCTTCGATTCGTTACGTTGCGTAGACCGCCGGCATAAATTTTGGTCTACAGAGAGTTACAGAGCACCGGCAGCACGAGCGAGAGTGACCCCCGCAGCGAGCAAGCCAGACACAGCAGCCGTAGGAAGTGCGTACTTCCAACGCTCAAGCGTCCGTAGACGCTCCTCGTGATCCTCAAGCTTCCGGCTGACCATCTCGCTAGCGTGCGTGAGGTCACGAACGTCCCCACGCATACCAACAAGCTCGTCATAGATTTCCCGGGCGCCGATAGTCACACCGCCCAAGGGGTCACGCTCGCTCATTACTTCACCTTGAACCCGTGCTTAGCACCAAGCTTGGCAAGCGTCGACTTGCCGGGAATGCCGTCAGCATCCTTGCCGGTGAAACCTAGCTTGCGCTGCCAAGCGGCGTACGCGGTAACCGTGGTCGTGCCGAACGAGCCATCGGACGCGTACTTAGCCGAGAGCAGCCCCTCAGCCTTGAGAGCCGCCTCAACCGGCTTCACGTCAGCAGCATGCAGAGCCTTGCCCTGAGCCGCCTTAGGGTCGCTCTTGGACGCAGCAACCACGTTAGCGAGGCTCACAGTTGGGACGCTCGCAGACTTAGGCGCCGACGTGGAGCCCTTAGGGGCCGCAGCAAACAGAACCTTGGTGCTGATAGCGCCCGGGTCCCAGTGGTCGTTACCAGGCACGTTGCAGTGCCCGTAGTGGCCACCCTCGGTCAGCCACACGTTCCGGTCACGCTTGGTCGCACCGGCCGTCTTAGCCGGAGTACCCATGGGGAACACGTCCGGGATACCCCACGAACGGATAGCCGACATGAGCGCCTTGAAGTTCTTCCCCGGACGCCAGTAACCCGTGAACGGGGTCGCAGCGCGCCCAAGTACCTCAATCTGAATGCACGCCCGACCGGTGCGGTTCGTGCGGGTGTTGCCATCGTTCTTGAGCGCGCGCCCAGACTGGTCAAGCGGACCGTACTGCCCTAGTCGGTCCGTGGTCGGGTCGTACAGGAAGTGAGGCTCTGCGCCGATGGAAGTCAGGTACTTCCCAACCGAGTTGAACGCAGCATTACCCGCGCCGCTCTCGGTCGTGTGCCAGACCACACGAGCCGGGCGGTTGGGGCTGTCCATAGCCCCGCCAATGTTGCCGCTACCTAGGCGCTCAGCGCCAGAAACCCAAACAGTACCCATGCGGGTAGCTCCTCTCAGGGAAAAGGGAACCCCCGCCCGGTCGTGCCCTACCGGACGGGGGTAAGTCAGTTACTGAAATCAGTAGTTGCTAGAGGGACGTGAAGCAGCCGTTAAACCCAACCCACTGAGGTAGGTCATTCGGTCGGCTGACTCCGTACAGCCGTAGCCAACCATCCGTAGTGATGTCTAGCTTGAGCGTGATCCGGGTCGACCCGGCGTCCGAGCACGGAACCGAAATGGTCCGGAGCGAGGCAGGCCGAGCAGACGAGGGAAGCGCCGTAGTGTTCAGCTCAAAGTACGAGGGGATGGAAGTTGGGTACGAGGAGCGGGAGAGCCCACCACGAAACATGATCGTGTCTTCCCCGAAGAAGTTGACCACCCGATACTGAAAGTTGCCCTGAGAGTTGCCGTTGTTCGTCCAACCGGACGCAAGGGAAGGCGACTTCCAAGTATTCGTGCCCGCCGCGAACGACACCCAAGCGGAACCGTCGTACACCTGTAGGAGGTTGACATCCTTGAGCCAAGTCACCATGCCCTCAACGGGCTTCTTAATGGTGGCACCACGGGTCACCGCAGAAGTGAACGACATGACTAGCTTGGGGGTCATGTTCGTAACCAGACCCTCAGCGAGGGACTGAGCATTGGGCTTATCGGTAAGCGTGGGGTACGGGATGTTCTGACCGTACGAGTCAGTTAGGGGCATAGGTGGGACTCCTTAGTCAATGCGGTAGCGGACGCCGTTGACGCTGCACCACGTAGTAACGCCGGTGGGCGGGATGAGCACACAACCGCCGTCCGGGTTGAAATCGATCTTTAGCGGGACGCCACCAGCAGCCGCCGCAACAGAGCGCTTAGACAGTGGGCGAAAGCCGGTCGGCATGGTGAAGAACTCACCGCCGTTCGGAGGACTACCCGAGGTAGCCCACGACATGCCGCCGCACCACTCAATGAACGTTGAGCCATGGTCAACGATCCGGCGATACTGAACCGTGCCGTTGCTGTTTCCGCTGTTTGAGTAGCCGCTCACGAGCGAGGCAGAGACCCACTGAGGACTAGGCGTAGCAGCCTGGTAGGCGCCCACACAGACCCAACCGCCCATGGTCTTAACCATCTGCACCGAGTCACCAACAGCGGGGCTCTGATAGCCGGTCAAGAGCCTCACGCTAGGGAACGTGTCACCGGCGCGCGAAACATCAATGGAACCATCGGAGTTGACCGCTGAGACGACACCCATGCGGGCAACCGACTCGACGAGCCCGGAAGTCTTCACGGACTGCACCGCCGCGCCAAGTAGCTTGTCTACAGCCGCCATTACCCTTGATCCTCGTCCCGTCCACCGATGGTGTCGATATTGAACGCTCCCCCATCGGTCGAGAGCGGAACATCAAATGCGTTCACTAGGTGCAACTCAGGGTCAATGCCGGGCCCGTAGTCCACCCGGATCCAATCCCCCGCATCTAGCGCAGGGTTGGGGACCGCAGACAAAGAGACCGAACGGTTCGGCGCACGCCCCTTACGCAAGAGCGCAAGCGCCATAGCGTTACAGTCCGCATTGGTCGTGACGAGGCTTGAGGACACCCGCTTAACAACCTTGCCGAACGGTCCCCCATAGCGGAGCGGGTCAGTGCTGTCCGTGATGGACACCGTTGCGGAGACCGGGGGCTTGTTGTCCTCAGCGTTTTCCCCAACGACCGTGACCCGGTTGTAAACCTCGTCACTGGTAAGCGACTGCTGAGCCGACACCATCACGCCAGACTCACCCGCAGACACGTCCCAAACGGCCGTGGGGTTTGAGTCCTTGACCGATGGAATGTCAGCGAGCACGAACGTGCCGTACGCGTCACAGAACAGTTCAGCGCCCGCAGAAAGGGCAACCTCAGAGAGAGCCGCCCACTTGTCCGTACCCGCATCCCAAGTCTTAGTGGGAAGCGCACGGCCACCACTGGACGAGCGGTCAACAAACCCGGCAAGGGGAAGCGTGTCCGCGATCTGCGCGCCGATGAATGCCGCAGCATCCCGGGAACCCTTGGTGCTCGTCGCCGAGCCGAACAGAGCCCGCTTAAGCAGGATCTCAAGCCCCGCCGCCTCAATCGAGAGCGGACCCGTGTGCACGTCACCGCTCACGCTCGTAATCACGAACGTGCCAAGCGGGACCGATTCCGTTGAGCCGTCAAGGTAGCGGATGCCACGCTCAACGTAGAGTTGCTGTCCGTACACACCGAACAAGTCGGTTTCAGCCTTAGGGAACTGACGAGGGTCAGCAACGGTGAGGGACAGTGAGCGCCGTGTCTCACTGCCCCTATCCACCTTCACGGACCCGCTCACAAAGGGAATGTCCTCAGCGACGAGAGACCCGCCGTAAAGGGCATTCACCTTGCTTACTAGTCCGTGGCTCGTCGTCAGCGCCCGAGCCCACTTAGGGCTGACGCTTAGCAACACTGCCCCCTTTCTGGTCAGTTGCTGAATTCAGTAGCTGCTAGGGGTTCGTGAGCGTGCCCGCCCAATCGCCGTAGCGACCAAGCACGTCAGACCAAGCGTTGTTGCCATCCAAGACCGTCTGCCACGTACCCGCGACCGAGCCCTGTAGGCCACCGGCCGGACGGTCAACCTCAGACACATCAAGCGTCCAACGCCAACCGGGGATGTTCGCAGCGTTCGTGACGCTCTCAACCTCAACCCCACCAATGGAGAGGTACAGGTTCCCGTCAACGCCGTAACCCGGCATAGCCTGAATCAGGGCCGTGAGCCCAGTATCAAGCAGCGCGTCAAAGAGCGCGTTACTCGCCTCGTCCCACACGAGGAGCGAAAGGCTAGCCTTACGACCCTGCCGGGCGTCCGTGATGGCAATCGGGTTACGCCGACCAACAATCGCGTACAGCGCCTGCCGTGCCTCACGAGACCATTTGATCGGGGCTTCCATCATGACCGTAGTGTTCAGCGCCGGAATGCCCGGAGACTTGAACCAAACGTAATCCGGATTCGACAACACCGGGGCCGTAACCGTCTGAGTCAACATGCGCGCCGTCAACGTGCTGCCGTTGCGCCACTCAGTGGCGTACCAAACGCGACTAGCTAGCGGCGCCTCGTAGTCCTCAACGAGAATCGGACCCTGAGTGTACGGGGCTCCGTCATAGTCGATTCCGTACCCGCGCAGAAACGTAGTCTTGCCGTCCTCGTCAACCCGGTAAATGGTCACCGTGGTAGTAGATGAGGGCGGAAGGTAATTTAGCTTCAAGCGCACGTAACCCGCGTCGTCGTTTACCGACAGCTCATAGAGCGGATCGGAAACATAGAACTGGATCTTATCGGCGTAGTAGAAATCAGCAGGGGTGTTGGTGTGGTCAATTTCCATACCGAACCGCGCGAACACTGCCCCAGTAGGAGCCGTGCGCGTCTCTGCAACCAGGATTCCCGCATACGCAGCACTGTCATAGATCGTTGCGAACTGGTCAGGTTCATCAACCTCAAGCAGCGTCCCCGATGCGTCAAACCAACTAATCCGCGTACGAGCCGTAATCGGGATGGACTCAGCCGTATTCGGATTGTGCCGCAGGATCGTAGTGCGAGCCTGATAGGACGTGCCCTCAGTCACCGGGATTAGCCGGTCAAGGCTCGCGTTGACAATCGTGTTGCTCGTCGGACGAATAGCAAGAACGTACCGGCCGTCAGTAGCAGTAGACGTGTAGTAGTCACGCGACAGGGTGGCGTCATCACACGTCCAAGCCGGTTGAGTGGCCTCCGTCGAATACTCGTCGTACGTCAGAAGGTTACCGGCCGCATTCGGGGCAGGCTTTAGAGCCGCCTCGTCAAGATAGAAAGCGTCCCCAACGGCAAGAGCGACCGGACGGAAGTACAGACGAGCCGTAGCAGCCCCGGCAGGAGCAACCGCAGAAAGAATCCGGTAGTTCCATGCGCCCGACGTGAGCGAGCGCGACAACGACGAGGCCGGAAGCGTCGCCCCGCCCGCGTCGTACCACTGGATAAGCGCGTCAGCAGTAGACGTAACTGGGCTGAATAGCCACCCCTCAGCCACGTACTCAACGCCCGGAGTAACCGGAACCGTCGTGTTCGTGCGGAGATACTGAGTGCCCGATACGTTCGCTGTAATGCCGACACAGCGGAAACCGTCGTATCGGGGACCGGTACCCCAAGACACCGTGCCCGGAGTAGAGCCCGACGCGCCCCAACCGTCAATGCCCGACTCAGCCGACTGCACGTCATACCCGTAAAGGTTGCCCGGGATAACCGGCGCCTCACCTAGGTACACGTCGTCAATGTTGACGTAGTCGTTAATCGTGATGTTGTCCGCGATAAACGCAATGCGCATCTTGGTTGCGGTCGGAGGGGCAACCGCGCTAATGGTCGGATAGTTGCCGAGAACCCAACCCGTGCTAGTGGCGCTAGGGGAAGTCGAGTAGTTGAACGAGCCGATATTAGGGCCGCTATCGGCGTAGAACAGAATCCGCGCCGTAAAGACCTTGCCCGCATAAGCAGCCTGAATACGCGCCGGAATGCGCGCTAGATACGTCTTCCCCTCCTGTACGCCGGTCACGTACGGGGAATACGCCTGAACGGTACCCGTAGCCTTGGCAGTGAACCTCAGCGAGTAAGTGCCGGACAGATACTGACCCGTCACAACAGATAGCGTCGTGTTGCTCGTCGGATCCGTCCAAGCATGCGTGCCACCCTCAAAGGTGGTTGCTGCCGGGTCAGTGAGTAGGTTCGGGTTGACGAAAGCCACTAAGAAACCTCCTAGGGCCCCGGTGAGCCCTCGTGAGACTCACCGGGGTACAGATGAACCTAGGAACGCTCCTAGGCGATTACGCGCCCCCCTGAGGGGGTTCCTCACTGGACGGAGCGGGACCGGGCCCCGGAGAGCCGTCCGACGTGGTGTCAGAGTCCTCCGGGTAGACAGCCGTAGCGCCGTCCGACGGATACCCGATAATCACCGTGTTGCCGTTCTCGTCGGTTGTCTCCTCGTAACGAGGAACCTCAACCGCCGTGTCTTCACCCTCAGGCACTACAGAACCCTTCCGAGAGAAGCGGGACCGATTAGCCCCTTATGGATCCGGTCATCCGCGCGCCGGTCAACGTACGCCTCAAACTGCGTGCGCCCATCGGGCGACAGAATGAGCGTGTCCCCCGGCTGTAGGCCACCGTTACCGGCAACCATGCCCCGGTTAGCCAGTGTGGAAATCTGCGACCACTGACTAGCGGTGAAAACCGGCTCAGGCTTACCCGAGTCGTTAGCCGAAAGGGTCGCCCCCGGCTGTAGAAAACCGCCGTTGTCGTATCCGCCCGTACGGTTGTACGCGGAAGACAGCGAACCGTAACGCGACATTGCATAGCGCATAGAGGCGTAGACGTTCGCTAGCGGGTCCCAAACACCACGACCACGGAGCTTGCCCGCGTACGCGTTGAACGTAGGGTCAATCACCTGCATAAGACCCTTGGACGGAACACCGTTCTTGGCGTTGATATCCCAATTGTTGATGGCCTTGGGGTTACCGCCCGACTCCTGATTCATACGGCGCAGAACCGTATTCAGCAGCGAGGCAGGCTGACCAACCATCCCAAGAGCCTTGAGAACAACACCCTTCCACTGAGCAACACCGGCACCCGGCTTGTAGTGGATATTCGGGGAAGCGTCGTTCTTCTTGTCCGCCTTCTTGGAATAGCCAAAGATCGAATCAACGATCTTGTTCGGGATGTTCTTAGCCATCTTCCCGAACCCGGAATCGGTACCCGGGATCATGCCGATAAGCGGGTTGACGACATGCTTGACACCCGCTCGCGCGGAAGCCTCAAGCGTGTCCCCCAGCCAAGAGGCACCCTTCTTGATGCCTTCCCACGCCTTAGAACCGGCACCCTTTAGAGCCGAACCGGCAGAACCGATCCAACCGAAAATGCCACCGTTCTTGAACGCCGGAAGCCCGCCGCCCATAGCCTTCTGAACAGCGCCAACGCCACCCTTACGGGCTAGCGCGTTCATACTGTTCACATAGCCCGGACCCATGGCACGCGTCCACTCAGGACGCATCACAGCTTCACCACCGGACAGAGCCGCTAGGTGAACGTCACGCCCCGGGGTGTAACCCGGGAGGATACCGCCGGTCGCAAACTTCAAAGGCTTAAGCTCAGGGGCTCCGAATGCGCCTGCAATCTTGTTCCACATGGGAACGATGCCCTTTGAGTACACCGTGTTCACGATGAACTTAATAGGCTTCTTGGCGATATCAGAGAGCTTGGTCCACTGCTTACCAATGAGGTCCTTAGCGGCCGTGAATGCCTCGCCAACCTTCTTGACGCCACCCTTGAGCGCGTCAAAAGCAGGCTTGACACCCTTGTTCCAAAGCCACTTGGCCTTATCGGCAATGAAAGTGAACGGGGGCTTAATCCCGTTATCCCAAAGCCACTTGGCCCACTTACCGAGCTGCTTGATGCCCCCGACGAAATAGCCAAAGAACGGCTTGACGCCATTGTTCCAAAGCCACTTAGCCTTATCGGCAATGAACCCAAAGAACGGCTTGATCGCGTTATTCCAAAGCCACTTAGCAGTGCTGCCAAGCGTCTTGAAAATGCCGATGATGAAATTGATGTACAGCTTGAACCCGGCCCAAAGGACCTTGACCACACCGACAATCAACCCAAAGATCGGCTTGATAATCGTGCCGTAAATCCACTTCACGATATCCGCGAGAGCCGTAAAGATGGGCTTAAGGACAACATTCCATGCGTAGCTAGCAGCCGTCTGGATAGCAGCCCAAGCAGCCTGAACGATCGAGCGGAAGGTTTCCGACTTCTGATAGGCCACGTACAGGGCCGCAGCAAGGCCCACCAGGGCGAGCACGACGAGGGCAATAGGGTTCATTGCCATAACGGCGTTGAACGCTGCCTGAATAGCCGCCCACGCCTTAGTAACAGCGGAGACCGTACGCACCACGCCCGTATAGAGCGCGACAGAAACAGCAATGGCCGTAATACCCGCAGCGAACGGGAGTAGCCAACCCTGGTTATCCTTCATCCAAGACCAAGCAGCCTTGCCGAACTCCCCGACCTTAGTCAGGGCAGGAATGAGGTACTTGCCGATTACCTCAACTAGGTCTTGCTGTAGCGTCTTGGCGAAAGTCTTGATCTGATAGATAGGCCCACTACGGAGCGTCTTACCAAGCTTCCCCGCCGCACCCTCGGTCTTACCGGCCGCAGCAACAGCCTTGCTCGGGTCAAGGTCGAATAGGGCCGAACCCAAATCCTCAGCCTGAGTACCGAACAGACCAACCGCAGCAGCCTCACGCTTAACCGGGTCGTGAATCCCACGGAGCTTGTCAAGGACCATGTCAAGCCCCTTGGTGGCAGACGAGCCACCCTTACCGATCATCTTTTCCATGGTCTGAGCGTCCAGACCAATTGACTTGTACGCGGCTCGGGAACCGTCGCTCATGTCAATGGAGCGGATAGAGAATTCCTTCATGGCATCAGCGATGATGTCCGTATCACGGGCACCACCCTTGAGACCCTGAGAGAAGAGACCCATAGCCGTCTTGGAATCTAGACCGAGCTTCTTGAGCTGTACCGGGTATTCCTGGAACGTCTCAAGCAAGTCGTCTGCGTTCGGTCCTAGCTTCTGCATGCCGGTCGTAATCACGTCAAGCGCCTCGTTGGCGTTCTTCGCTAGACCGTTCTTCATGAGCGCAGACACGGCCTGAGTCTGCATGCCCATATCGGTTCCGAACGTGGTAGCAACGTCGCTCATCTTGGTTGCGATGGACTCAAGTTGCTTGTTCGTAGCGTCCGGCTTGACGAGGCCACCGTTAACCACAGAGCGGATAGCCTCAGCACCCTGCTCAAAGTTCTCGGTAACACCCTTGGCGTACAGCTTTCCAGCCACGTCGCCGTAACGCTTAGCGTCCTTACCAGAAGCCCCAAGCTGAGCCTGTAGCTTCTTAGTGATGTCCGCCTGTTCGATGGCGTCAGCAATGCCCTTGGCGAGCACCGCACCGGCAGCAATACCCGCCGCCGCAGCACCCGCCTTAAGCTTGTCCTTAAGCCCACCACCGGCGGCCTCACCCGCTTGGTCACCGGCGTCAGCCGCCGGACCAACGATCTGTGCGCGCAGATCACGAGCGAAACCCTGAATCTCCGGAACAATGGAGACATACGCAACTGCGATTTCCGGCGCAGGCATTAAGCCCCCTTCGTACGTTCGCGGAACGCGAGCAGATCAGCCGCTGTGATTTCCCTCTTGGTCGACTTGGTCAACCCCGGTCGCGGGTACGGGTCAGGCGTTGCCTGCCGGTTACGCCGCTCTAGATCCTTGTTCGCAATCGTCCACTGAACAGCGTTCGTAGAGTCCACAAGGTCAGCGAGGATGAAATCAGTACGAGACCAAAGCGGCTCACCGTTCATCGCTTGGCGAGTCGCAGAATCGGGCGGTAGCCCGCGAATGAGAACGTCCACACGGCGGGGGCTCAGAGTCCCCCGCCACATGTCGAGTAGGTCAATACCCCGAAAGGCTAGATCAGCCTCAACAGCGTCCCCGTGTTCCCGAAGGAACGCGAGAAGGGTTAGGAGTTTCCCGCACTCACCGACTTACCGGCAACCTCGAAGAACGCGCCAAGATCCTTGACCTTCTTGTTGGTCACTCGGAAGGTTGCATACTGGTCTTCACCAAGCAGCGCCTTGAGAGCGTGGGTTAGCTTGTTCTCGTCAATGGCCTCTAGAACGTCGATGTCCCATTCCTCAGCGGGCGGAACCTCGAACGTGTCGCCGTTGAACTCAACAGCATGGGCCTTGCCGGTAACGTCGTTCTTCGTGGGCACGGGAACGCTCCTAATCTTGGGGTGTTGGGGTATCAGGTACTGAATTCAGGAAGTGCTTAGCCAGCTTCCGGCACAGCACCCTGAGGGTCGTTGTCGTAGTCGACGTAAAGCACGTCGTCAACAGACGGGTAAATGGTGATGGTTAGCTCATACGCGCTCAGGTCAGACTCAGAGAGCGTGACCTCACCAACCTCCGTGATCTCACCCGTGGGAATGTGCCGACGCTTCTTAACGTCGCCGTCGACTAGCTCAAGGGTGAACGAGCGCTTCTCGCTCTTTGGAATCTTGATGGTGCGGGTGTTAACACCGGCCGTAGTCGACACGGTGGAACCCGGGTTGACGAGCCCGAAGACGACTAGGTTGTCCTCAAGGCACGTAACGGAAATGCTCCGCTTGTGCTTGCTTCGCTGCGTGCGAATGAGCTTGCCGCCCCACGCATAGAAGTCGCTCGAATCCTCGTCCCGAGCCTCACTCGCGCCGTCCTCAGAAAGAAGACCAACGGCCTTCCAATCCGAAACGGTCGACATAGCAACGTCGAGAGTCGTCGGAAGCGCGGTACCTACAGGAGCGGTCCAAAGGTCCGCGCCTTCCCATAGGCGGGGGTTGGCGATGTCACCTGCCACGGTTCAGCCTTTCGTCACTGTGCGTATATGAAATCCCGTGCCGGCGGTATACGCAGGGTCACATTGCAAGGGCACGGGTTGAAAACTCGACCGCGAACACGTAACGGGCCTTGCCCGATTCCGCATGCGGGAGGTACTGAGGGCCGGTGACCTCAGCCACGTTGTAAACCGTGGTGTCGCCACGCTTACCGGCCATAGCGAGCGCGTAAGCGCGAGCCCGACTCATCAACGCTTCCGCGTCTTCCTCGCTATCCGACCAACACTCAATGTCGATACGGGGTCGGTCCGTAACGAGCGTGTTTCGCATGCCACCCAAGCGCTCAACCCGAATGAACTCAGCGGGCAGAACCTCAGGCACCTGCGAATAGGCAGGGACACCAAGCGCGCCCCTGAGGTACTGAATAGCCACTAGAACGGCGTCCGGGAAGAACACCACCGGCTTACCCACCCGAGCCCCCTAGATTCCTCAGGAGAGCCTTACGGGTGTTCTCAGCGGTAGCCGTCTCCTCGTAACCGGCAATCACTGCGGCACGGAAGCGGGAACCGTCAGCCTGATAGTCAATCCTGGCCTCAACTCCCTCCCCCTCAACTCCGCTTTTCATGCGGTTAGCCTCAGCCAAAACCACATGCCCGGCCTTGACGTTCTTTGGGAGAGAGCGGATGAAATCAAAGTTGTACGTGATGCGAACGTTGCTCACGGTGTCACCCTCTTAAGCCGTACCTCAACGTGATGGACACGGCCACCAAGGCGGAACCGAGCAACCTCCCCATCAACCTCAAGGGTCATGCCGTACGCCTCAACCCGGTCGGTCGGGAGAATGTCAGCGTCCATGCCCCGATGCGTGATCAGTCGATAACCAGTGACCACAAAGGGCCGGTCCCCCGTTGGCTCAGTGCTGGAATCCGGCTGGAAACTCACACCGACCAACGGGGACCGAACGGCCTTAGACCAATCGCGCTCAGTCGACGTGTTCCCGTACTTGTCTGTCTTGTACGGGGCCCGGACAACCGTTGCCGTATCGGCCGTTAGGAGACTCATCCGAGCCTCACAGTGGACGCACGGCGCCGGTAGCGGGCAAGTAGATCCTTGTCCGCAGGGGCAAGAGATGCGCCGATGGTCTCAGCGGCATACGTGACTGACAGACTGCCTACCGCCTCTTGGCGAATGTCGGCAGGGTTGTTCAGGACGCGTGAGGCAGCGCTTAGAGCGACCGCCTTAACGTCCCCGGGCACTTCCGCGTACCCGTGCGTGTACGTCACGGAGACAGCCTCACAGACCCGCTCAAGGGTCAGCGTGTCCCGCACTAGCTTGTACGCAACCGGCGCCCCCTCGTCGTCAACGACTGACGCAACCTCAATGACTGGACGCTGAGGGAGAACAACCCACGTACGAACGTGAGCCACACTCCCCCACGACGTGACCGACTCAGGATAGAGCGTCACCGTGGTTGAACGGCGCGTGAAATGCTGCCGAGCCTCAGCCCGGATAATCGCAGATGCAGTGTCAAGCGCTAGCGACGCAGACACCGGAAGTGAAGCCGGGTCCACCTGCATCCAAGTCGCTAGCTCATCAATAGTTGCAAGGGGTGGTAGACCCGGCACTAGACCAACTCCTGAATTCAGGAAGTGCTATCGACCGACTGAGCACCGCACTCAATGCACCGGACCACCTGAACCGGTTCCCCGTCCGGGCGAGAAGCGTTGTAGCTCTCAACCCGAGACGAGGAACCGCAGGAATCCGGACACGAGGGGGTAGCGGTCGCAACCTTCTTACGCGGTGGCAACCCCTACTCCTTACGCGGCAATGACGCCAGTCAGACGACCGGCAGCCTTGCCACCGAAGAGGGCAAGACCGGTGTAGAACTCAAGGAACGTACGGTAAACAGGAGCCGAGGTCAGTAGACCCATGTCCTGAACCTGAACGCCACCGTTGGTCAGACCGGTAACACCACGGTCGCCCTCGTCCGCACCGAACTTGACCGCGTAGACCGAGGACGCAGCGTTAGACGTGCCCTGAGTCTCGGTCTGCGGAAGGATGTCCGCACCGGCCGCAGTCTGGCCCGGGTCGAGAAGCGGAATGCCGTTGTACGTGGCCACGATCTTGCCGGTTAGGGCTTCCTTGACCATGTCCACACCACCAAGGCGCCGAGCAGAACTCTTGACCTTGGCGATAACCGAACGGTTGGCGTACAGGGCGCCATTACCGGCAGACAGGCCGGGAACCTGAGCAATGAGCGCGTCTAGAGCGTCAAAGAAGTCATGGCCACCCGCAACCGGACCCATACCGTTCGTGCCCGCAGAGAGAACCTGAGAACCGGTAAGACGCTTCTTCAGACCGTCAAAGCCCTTGGCGTCAACGGCAGTGTCACCGTTAAAGAACGCATCCTGGAACTTGTACGCCGCAGCCTTAACCTTCATACGCGTCTGAACAGCGCGCTGATCATTGAGGTTGCCGCGAGTCTGAACGATGAACCGGTCAACATCCGCGTAGCCACCGAGAATCACGAGGCTTTCAGACTTCTGGTTAACCGTACCGGTCGACTCGGTGTAGGTCTCGTTCACGTTACGGAACGAGACACCCGGTAGGGTCGCCTCCTCGTTGTACGCATACGAGTTGCCCTGAATGGTCAGGAACGGGATGCGGTCGAGAACCGGCGACTCCTGAACGAACGTCTCAATGACGCCACGCTGTAGATCGGTCTCAGAGAGCTTTGCAGCCTCAGGCAGAGTTAGAGCCATGGGGGCTCACCTTTCGTAGTGAATTGAACGGGGCTAGCAACTACTGAATTCAGTTGCTGCCATAGCTGCGACGCAGACGGTCAAGCGGAGACTTAGGCTCAGGCTCAACAGCCTTACGCTGAGCGCCCCCAACGTCGCCCCAACCCTTCTCGCCGCCCTTAGCAGCGAGATACGGGCGGTCGGTCAGGAGCTTGTCTAGAGCAGCCTTGATCGCTTCCGGCTTGTCAGCCGAGAGAGATTCAAGGTCAAGAAAGCGTGCAGCGTCCGACGAATCCGCCAAGCGACCCGCAGCAGCAAGGGCAACCTTGTCCTTGAGCCGTTCTGCGTTGAACTCAGCGCGGATCTCATCCCGAATGGCCTCAAGGTCAGTGCCCTTGGTGGCAGCATTCGTACGCCGTAGCCGGTTGGACTCGGCCTTGATCTCAGCAAGTTCCTTCTCAGCAGCCTTACGGGCCGCTCGCTCCTCGCTGAGAGCCTTCTTACCGGCGTCGCCAAGGTCGGTGTCACCATCCTTGGGCTTGCCCTCGTTCCCGTCCGTGCCCTCAGGGCCGTTCTCAGGAGCGTTCCCGGTGCCCTCGTTAGGGTCACCGTCCTTGGGCAAGCTGTCAGCCGGGCCGTTCGGGTTGGGGTTGTCAGGCACTAGGAATCGCTCCTAAACGATGTATCCATGCTTCTTGAGAAGCTTGATTTGCAACTCACGATCGCCGTGAGCGTTCTTCAAAATCTGTTCGGGCATGAGCCGGGCTTCACCGACACGCCGGTACTTCTTACCGGCTTGCTTCTCAAGCTCGGCCCCGTTTCGAACGAGAGCCTTACCGCCAATACCGCGCTTGGTCGTGCCCTCAGTCGTAACCTTCTTGCCGTTCGTGGCCGTAGCCATACCGCGACGAGCGTTGACCACCTGACCGATGTCAGCGCCATTACGGAGCGCGTCAGCACCGGCCTTGCCGAATGCCTTGTCTTGCTGCTCGGGAGACATCTGCTTAAACAAATCCTCCGGGCTAGCCGACTTACGCCACTCCTCGTCACTCATAGGTTCCATGCCGCAATCGCAACCGGGGTGACGCTTGAAACCCTCGCTGTAGCTGTACTGACGACCGGCCAGGATGATGCAACGCGAGCAAGCCGGAAGACGCACCGTTCGCACGTACGACACGCAGCGAGGCTCAGCAGCCATCGCAACCGACGTAGCAGCGCGGGACGTGTCGGCAAGAGTCGTTGCGACAAACTTGGCCATTTGGTTGAGACCGAGGATTGCCGCATCCTCAGCCGTCATGCCCGCAGCAATCCCCTGCGCCGACGTAACAGCCGGTAGATACAGGAGAGTTGCAAGGTTCCGGCCGTCAGACGCCAGACCGGCGAGCGAGCCAGGAACGAGCCGCCCAAGGGGGCCGAATGCCGCACCCTGAGACATCATCACGCTACTCACGAACGATTGGGCACCCTGAGCAACCGACAGTTGCCCGGCAAGTACCGCGTTCAGGATCTGCCTGCCGGTCTCCCCCTGCATCGCGCTGAGGATCCGGTCCGGGGTGGCATCGCGCCAAAGCCCCTGAACGGCTTCTAGAACGCCTCGCGTAACCGAGGTGGTCTCGTCATACCTAGCTTGGGCCAGAGCCCCGGAGACGGCCATTTAGACCCCCTCCGGTGCCCCACCCGCGTTGTCGGTCGGCTGCTCGGCCGGAGCATCGTCCGGCTTAGGGCCAAACAGACCCGCAATGTTGCCCCCGACAATCGCGGCAGCCTGGTCATCACGCATCGTCTTCCAACGCTCAATCTCGTCCGGAGTCACACCCGGGATTCGCTCCCACAGCGCCTCATCCGGAACGTTGATTGCCTTGAGCTTGGTAAGCGCGTCGGCGTACTGCGCGTCAGAACGGAACTGCGGATCACGCCACACAACCGACCCAAGGGCCAGAGAGTCAGCACGAGCCGCATCACCCTTGGCAAGCGCGTCCAGCCGCATAAGCTCACGCAGCGAGGCACCGAAGAACCGTTGCCGCTCAGTCACCTTGGCCACAAGACCCGACTCAGCAGCCGCTAGCGCGTCCGCACTGATGTTGACCACCTGACCAAGCAGGTAATGCGGAGGCGTACGCGTCTGCGCAGCGATGTGCTGAACGGCCGTCCCGATCACGTTCGTGTAGTTCGTGAGGTCAGCAGCCGAGAACTCAGCGATACCCGCAGACTCAGACTCAAGCCAGAGCAGCCGGTTAGACCGGTACGGCTCAAGCGGTAGGTCTTCCTCCCCGACAACCTCACCCTCGTCGTCCGTGATCTCACGCGTAGGCCGGTCCATGCCGGTAACCACACGCGCGGGAACCGCGAGAGCGTCAGAGTTGGTCAGCAGATGAGCCCAGAGAGTATTAACGGTGTCCTGTAGCGGAGCAACGTTGGCAACCTCAGAAACCGGCTTACCCTGTAGGCGAGCACGGTTCTCGAAAGCGACGAGCGGAACAACCTTGAGCGGGTTAGGCAACTCAGTCTCAAGCACCCAAGTGCCCGAACCAAAGACACCCATGTTGTTCTCATAGTCGTCCGCACCGGCGTAGCCGATAGGCCGAGAGAATCGGAACACCTGATCAGGAGTGAACAGCGTCGCGTACTCACGCGCATCGTCCGTCCAAATCAGCATCCCGTACCGGCGCACACGGCGCTTACCCGGGACGTACTCGACGATTGCACTCGTCGCGTCGTAGAACGTGATCTCAGTCTCAGGCCCGTCCGGACGCCACACGAGCGCGTACGAGCGACCCGAAATCAGAGCCTCAAGCAGCGCAAGACTGATCTCAACATCGCACTCATTGCGGCGCCAAGAGTCCCACGCATCCGAGTCAAGCGACCCGTCATCAAGACGGAACGCCATAGGCATTAGCCGCTCAAGCGTCGAGTCAACAATTACCTGCGTCCAGTTGTCCGCGAACCCGTCGAACAGGTCACCGGCGATATTCGAAAACTCCGGAGACGCAAACTTGAGGTTGTGCTCTCCGTTGTAGTAGGCGCCGTACTTCCTGGCGTTAGCGCCACGCTTCTTGAGCTTGGCGTACAGCCTGACTAGCACCTGAGCGGGGGTCTCAGCCATGCGTCAACCCCCTTCCCTAGGTGGTCAGTTGCTGAATTCAGTAGTTGCCTACGCGCTAGCAGCGCGGGACTTCTTGAGGGGCCGACGGACATAACCGTCAAGGGCCATGACAGCCGCAGCGATACCATCAATACGAGCCTTGGACTGATGACGGTCCGGCTTACGCGGACGGATGTTGTCGTTACCGTCGGCGTAGATCTCTACGCAAGCAGCGTTCCAACGCAAGATGGGATTGCCACCATGCTTGACGCGTCCCTCGCGTAGCAGCCGCTCAAGCTCCTTAGAGCCCGGGGACATACCCAAGTAGGTCTGCGCGACCGGGACGACATCAACACCCTTGGTCTTCTGGTCAACGCGCTGCACAAGCTGACCGGCAAACATGCGGTCATAGCTCACACGCTGCACGTTCAACCGGCGACAGTCAGCAATGATCTGCTTTTCAATCGTGCCGTAGTCGATAGCGTCGCCCTCAGTCAGCGTTAGCCAACCCTCACGAGCCCATTGACGCAACGGCATCTGAACCTGAGCCTCAAGCTCGTCAACACGCTCCTCGGGTAGCCAGAAGCGCGAGACAAGCTCAAGCTCAACCCCCGGTTGGCGAGACTCAACAGCGAGCACCCAAGCGGAAAGGTCAGACACGGCCGAAAGGTCGACGCCACCCCATGCACGGCGATAGCGGAACTTCTTCTCGTCCACCGTTCCGGCATTCGCATCCCACAGCGGCATAGGGAGCCACCGGATAGACGAGCGCATACGGCGATTGAGAGACAGTCGACAGAACGTCGGGAAGTACGAGGGGGTTGACTTAGCCTTCTCGGCCTCACGTCGCAGATACGACAACGAGGGGGAAACACCAAGCCCCGGGTTAGCGCGTCGCCAAGTCTCCTCAGCGAACGGGTCCGCATCCTCAGGAGCAGCCCAAATCACGCCGTAGTGACCAGGGTCGGTAACGACACCCTCAGCGACACGACGCGTATACGTGTGCTTCTCGTCGTAGATCGAACCCTCTTCGCCCTCGTCAGCCGTCGTGATGAACACGATTAGGGGCTGATCACGGGCACCGGTTCCAGTCTCGATAGCGTCAACGAGGTCACGTGACTTGTGAACGTGAACCTCATCAATGATCGCGCCGGACACGTTCAAGCCGTGGGCAGTCTCAGCGATCTTAGAGAGCGCGCGGAAGACACCGCCGGTACGAGGCACCCGAAGAACGTTCCTCAGGATCTCCACACGGCCGCGTACGGCCTTGGAAGTCTCCGCCATACGCTTAGCGTCCTCGTACACACGGCGAGCCTGCTCAAGCGAACCTGCGGCCGCATAGACCTCAGCACCAACCTCACGGTCAGCGAGGAGCAGAGCTAGGCCGATGCCCGAGGAGAGAGTTGACTTACCCGCCTTACGCGGAACCTCAATCCAGACCGAACGGATAACGCGTACGTCCCGTTCAACCTCAGGGTCATACCAAAGCCAACCGAAGATGGGGAAGACAACCCACACCTTTTGCCAAGTCTGAAGCTTGAGCGGTGAGTTGCCCCAACGGCCCTTGGTGTGCTTGAACGACTCAATAGCCTTAAGCGCACGGGCCGCATGCTCAACCGAGAAGTAAGCACCCTCGCGCGCATGCGCCTGCATAGCGTTGACGAGGGGCCGACGCTCCCAAGCATCCCTGATCTCCTCGTCCGTCATCCCAAGCTCAATCAGAGCCTCGTACGGAACCGGCAGAGAATCAGGGTCAAACTCGTCAGTCGAAAACGTCGTCATCCTCTCCCCCAGACTCAGGCGGCGTGATCCTTGCCGCTGAGGAAGGGGAAAGACCAAGCTCACCCGTTAGCGACCGGAAGTGAGACCGGTACTGATTGACAATGGTGATCCACGGGTTTTTGACCATGCCCCGTTCAGTCTCGACAACGAGACCTTGACGGGAAAGCTCACGCTCTGCCTGCCAGATGCGGGCGGCGGTAATGCAATACTCAACGGCCGTTTCACGCTGAGGGTCCGACAGACCAGCGGACATGACGAGCGCCGGAATGGTCGTTGACCACACAGCAGCAGCCTTGGCGCGAACGTCCTTGTGACCCTTGAGCTTGCCGGGCAACACGTCTTCCCAGTCAGGCTCACGAGGAGCCGACGGAGCGAACGAGGCACCGGGCGACTGTCGGTCAGCGCGGAACGTGCCCTCACGGACCGCCGTTAGGTGAGGCTTGGGCTTGGCGCCAGGTACGGCCACGCTCAGTCACCTCCGCAGAAACGGTCTGATCAGCCATCGTAGGTTTTTGCCTCCCTGCCGCTCGGCGTACGAGGGGGGAGGGGGTCACCCCCCAGGGTGGGGGTACTCAGCGTGACAAATCCGTGTCGTTTGCGAACCGACCGTAAGCATTCAACGTCACACTCTGTGCGCCTCGCTCATGAGCCCAACCACCAGGTTGATGCTTAGCCGTCTCCTTGTTATGACACGACGTGCACAAGGGTCGTAGGTGCTTGGGACTATCAGGGTTCGGATCACCCTTAGCCTCAAGCTCACGTCGACTCAATGGGTAATGGTCAGCCACTGTCGCAGCACGAGCACAGAGCAAGCACCAAGGATGTGCATAGATGTACGCCTTACGTACACGCTGCCACTTGGTCGTGTACACAGCACCACCACGTGATGCGCGATCCTTATTGGCCTCACGCTTATGCTCAGCACACCTACCACCTGTAGTTAGCTCAGGGCACCCAGGTACAGAGCATGGGGTACGAGGCTTACTAGGCATGGGCTATCCAGGGGGGTAGGCAATGCAGGGGGGTAGGGCATAGAGAGAAGGGGGGCTATGAGCACACACAGGGGGGCTCAATAGAAGGGGGTGGGATACACGCACCCGGGATAGCAGTTACTGAATTCAGTACGTGCTAGGTGATAGCCTGAGGCTATGGAAACTAAGGTATGTACAGCGTGCAACGAGGACAAGCCACTAACGGCCTTTGGCAAGGACGCTAACCGTGCGGACGGCTACGGCTCACAGTGCAAGCAATGCAAGGCAGACGCTCAGCGCAACCGCATGCAAAGCAAGCCCCATAGCCACCGTGACTCAAAGATCAAGGAATCGGCACGTAGCCTTGGGCTCACCCTTGACGAGTACGTTGAGCTACGCACATCCCCTTGCGACATCTGCGGCAAGGAGGGAAGCGAGGATGACCCGAACAGCGTCTACCAGGACAAGGAGACCGGCGAGATTCGCGGAGTCATCTGCAAGCCCTGTGCGCGAGCCTTGGGCCATTTCAAGCACGACCCTAAGCGCCTTAGCAAGGCACTCGACTTGCTCTCATAAGCAGGTACTGAATTCAGTACGTGGTCTAAGTGGCAGGTTTCGAACCTACGGCCTCACGGTCCCAAACCGCGCGCTCTGCCTACTGAGCTACACCTAGAAGGCGGAACGGTTGGACTCGAACCAACGCTAAAACGCAATGGCCAATTGCCGCTCTGCCACTGAGCTACGTCCCGCATGTGTCCCAGCGCACGAGTGAACGCACGTAAGGACCGTACCCGCTGAGGGATTCGAACCCCCATGCACTTGATCCTAAGTCAAGCGGCTTTACCAATTTGCCTAAGCGGGCTTGAGGGCTTGAGGGCTACTCGCTTCCCGTCCCATAGGTGACTAGCCAAGGGGGTTAGGGCCGGTTTTCACCCAGGGTGCATATCGTCGACCGGTCAAGGTCTATTGTCAGCACCTGGCTGGCTAGGCTGGATTCGAACCAACAACCGCCCGGGTAACAACCGGGTACTCTGCCGTTGAGTTACTAGCCATTGCGTGAGAACCGGTACACCGACCGGCCGAGGAGTGCATGCCCCGCTTACCTCTCACGCTCCGTGATTCGGGTTGGACTTGAACCAACGACACGGGGATTAAGAGCCCCCTGCTCTACCAACTGAGCTACCGAACCGAAGTGCCGACCCTTGGACTCGAACCAGGGACCTCCGGGATTTCACTCCGGCGCTCTACCAACTGAGCTAGATCGGCAAACGCTCACGCGTGCTCAACCCTGGGGAGAGGGAGGGGAGACACCACGTGAGCTAAGCAGAATGCACGGCCTCAGACCGCCAGTGCGAATGTGTGTGCGCGGGAAACGCGCTTTCTGCTCTACATATACTAGAGCGCAAGCACTTCCTACCGGGGCGCCCGGGATTCTCCACAGCGCGGGAGGAGCGCGAGCCGCCACTATGACGAGTGACAGAAATACGTCACGATCCCGGTTAACGCCACAAGGGCTTAGAGAGAGACTATGTATAGGTGATCTGAACTCTACGTCATTTCATCATTCGTCATCATTGAACTTGGGCTAATCGGACATTGAGCCCCCTCATCTCTCCCGCTGTACTCACAGTTATCCACAGGCTGTGGAAAAGCCCCGCCTCAGGCACTCCCGAGACGGGGCTATCTATGTGACTCACATCACAGGGTCATTCGTCCTCGTCATCCGTCGGGGGCTTAGCCCACTCAAGCGACAGACGGGCATCGGCGTCATAGTCGACCCCCAGGAAGTTGCCTCCCCGGTGCGCTGCCTTCTTGACCGTCACCTTGTCCACGAACAGCGTCAGGAACGCACGCCGCTCGTCCAGCGTGGCAGCGTGCCACCAAGAGCCTTCCCCTATCGGATCCTCGTCCGCCTCACCCCGCCAAGAGTCCAACGGGAGCGCGGGCATGTCGAGTTGATCAAGCTCCGCCAAGCGGAGAGCAGCCGCATTGATCCGAGCGTTGATCTTGTCCTTACGCTCACGGAACCGCTTCCGGCCAACCGGGTCGTCATAGTCCCCGTTTTCCTCGCGGTCGTACAGGTCCTCTAGCGCGCGAACGTCCGACGCACGGGCCTGGACAAGCTCTTGACGCTCACCGGCCGTCTGAGGGGCTTCTATGCGCTGTGCATACCGCCTCGTCGCCTCACGCAGGAGGACGAACGTCTCAGGGTCATCGTCAAAGTCTGCCGAGCGAATGCGGTTCATGACCCGCCGGGCAAGCCACTCGTCTACCTGGTGAGCCGCAATCGAGTTGCCCCCCTCATGCGTCCGGCCCACGTCATCCGTGCGCGAACGAGGGCACCGGTAGTTGACTGCCCCACCCTTGGGACCGAACCGGGTCATGCCCTTGCTGCACTCACAATCGAGCAGCCCCGACCCGGCAAGCAGCGAGGCACCGTTAGACGCACGACCGGCACGCTTACGGGACTTCATCCAACCCCTGAGGGTGTACCAATCCGCAGGGTCAACGATCGCGGGGTGTGCGACCACCTCACGGCCGTCCTCGTCGCGCTGAATGACGTACTCACGCGTCTTACGCCGTAGCTCCTCGTCAGCCGCCTTGTAATACACGTAGTCGGCCCCGAACCCGGCAATGCGCGGGTCAATGAGGATGCGGGTGACTGACGACTCGTTCCATGACGCAGCACGCTTGGGAATGGCCTTGGGGTTCGCGTTCATCCATTCAACGGCGCTGAGGATGCTTGCCGGGTGCTTCCCGTGCTTATCCGGCTTAGCATCCATATTCGAAAGGATGTGCGAGACGAGGTCAGCGAGGATCGGCCCCTCAACCGGGTGAGGCTTGAGCGTGTGAATGGCTACGCCGTCCTTGAGCACCTTTTCCGCTATGAACCCGTACGGGGCCGGACCGCCCACATAGCCGCCTAGGTCACGGGCTTTCTTCTTGGTCTTCCGGACGTTCTGACTCTTGAGCTTGCTCTCTTGGTGGTTGCCCTCAAGGCGAGCGAGAAGGGAAATCAGACTGCCGAAATCGTCCGGGATGAACGTGCCCTCAGTCACTGAGGTAATCGTGACCCCATAGGCCCACAGCTCACGGACAACCCCCAAGACCTCAAGGGGCTTTTGCCGAGAGAACCGGCTCATGTAGTAGACGATTACGTGACTGAACCGACCGGCACGAGCATCCCTAAGCATGCGGTCAAAGTCGGGACGCTCGGCCCTAGGGTCATAGCCGGAAATGCCTACGTCCCGATAGTGGTAAGTCGACGGACAGAGCAGCCCAAGGCCGTTAGCCTTCTTGACTGACTCCTCAAGCTGAACAGCGGGGGATGCCTCAGAGCCGTCATTCTTCTTACGGCTCTGCCGGACGTAGACCGCCGCCGTCTGTGCGGCGCCCGCCCCTGCGACTACGTCGATAGCTCCTGCCAACCCAGTTGTCATGCCCTAGAGCATACATCCAATTGCCCTGTCACCGAACAGTGAACGTGGAAATAGATGTACGTGCTGACCTGCGGAAACGTCAGTCACGGCCCCCCCTTCCATACGGGTCCTTAACGCGTGCTTCCATAAGCGGAACAACTCAATCCGGATAGACGGGGACAAGGGTGGGCACGCGCTCAGCAACCAAGCAGCACATACCACTAGGGGGAAAGGTCGCGTACGGCATGCTCGCTGCCTCGCTCCCCCTCGCGTTCTTCCTCGGACGCGCCGACCACGACGCGCACACCGACGAACAGTCAGTAATACCGGCTGACATTGTGCCCGGTGAGGAGAGCACTGAGGGCCGACCCGGTAGCCGTCTGCCCACACCCGCAGCGAGTGACGCCGACGAGCCGCAGAAAGCCCCTGAGAGCCCCGTTGCCGACGAGGACACCCAACCGGCCGACGAGGACACCAAAGCCCCTCAGGTGCCCGTTCAGCCCCTCGCTGAGACCAAGGCGCACCGCACGCCGGACAAGCCTGCCAAGGCCGAGCACAAGCACGCCAAGAAGCGCAAGCACGCCAAGGCAACCAAGGGCAAGCACAAGGCCAAGGCCACGCCGACCAAGCCCAGGGCGACCGAGCAGCCCAAGCCCCGGTCCAAGCCCAAGGCAACGGCCAAGCCCAAGCGCAAGGCGCCCAAGGGGCCGGTCACTTCATTCGTTGAGCACGTCACCGGCATTGAAATCCCGGAACCGCTCAACCCCCTGCACATGTTCCTGTCGCGGGTCAGCGATCAGCCCCTAGCCGTCTCGTACGACGAGCACGCCGACATGATGACCATGACGGCCGTACTGACCGACGAGACAGCCGTACAGGTGGACGTGTCCGGCGCTGAGGACTGCTCCCGCAAGGACCCGGCAACCATCACAGCTCAGACCGTCGACCCTGAGACGCAGGAGCCGACCGGCGAGCCCGTCACGGTCGACGTGACCAACCCCGACAACCTCTCAAGCACCGGCATTGCAGCCGCCGTTACGGCCGTCCTCACGGACGCAGAAGAGCCCCGGTTGCCGGATACCTCATCCGACTAACCGGGGCCCCGTAGAGTGCCCTTAGAAGCCCCCGAACACCATTTCTGTTCGGGGGCTTCCCCTTACTCCTCTCGCGTCACCCGCGCATGATCAGAAGCCACCCGCCGGAATAGATCATGATCCGGATTGAAGCCGGTGTGACTCATGCACCACAGCTCAACGTCTTCTGATGAATCCTTCGGGCCGGACGTGTCTTCACAACCGCCCTTGGCGCAGAACGCCTCAAGGATCCAACCACCCTCGTCCACGTGCCGAATGGTGTGCTTGACGTACTTCAAAACGGTGCTCACGGCGCACCGCCTGTTGTCAGCGCGTCGTACAACTTCACCTGAGCCTCAACCACGGCATGCAGCCTTTGCCATGTCGGCGCGTGAACCGTGTGATCAAGCCCGTACGCGTCTCGACCCCACGTGTCCTTGATCGCGTCCACCGCATAGGGCGACACGGCGTACCAGTGAGGGGGGTTGTCCTTGTCCGGCCTTGAACAGAACGAACCCCACCCCGGAGGTAAGGGAGTTACAGCCGTTACGAGCGCTTGCCCCTGCCCCGGAGTGGGGTGAGAGTCAAGCGACATTCTCAACGCCGGAGCGTTGTCCGCTTGGGTCATTGTTCGATTTTCCTAACTCAGCGTCAGGCCCGGTCTGTTACCAGGCCAGTTACGCCAGATTACGCCCCAACTACTCAAGTGTGTAGGTGGTTCGCCCAACGGTCACCCTTGACGCGCCGTCCCTAATCCGCTGAGCAGCGCTCTCGAATTCAGCCGCCCGGTCCGTGGCATCCCGCGCATGCCGCTCCCACATAGCCGCACGCCCCTCAAGCTTGGCAAGCAGCTCCGCCGCACTGCTGTACGGCTTGACCTTGGGCGGGGCAATCCCGTGCATCAACTCATCCATGCCGCGAGCGTACCCACCTAGGCAGCGAGGAGACCCGCCCCATGCTCGTACGCCAGGAACAGAGCCGCATCATCGGGCGCCGGGCGGTACCGGCCAGAGCCCGGACACCGGACCCACCTCACGAGCGCCACAAGGGCGCCTGAGGCCGTGTCACGGGCCACGATGCGGAAACCCTCGTACGGCTCCCCCATGGGCGTCAGGAAGCGTTCTACCAACGTTGCCTGAGCCCGCATGAGCGGCCCAAGCTCCTCGTTGCTCATCACGATCTCGTGCCCCAGGGATGGCACCCGCAGGCACGGACGCCACGCGACACCCTCAGAGCCCCGGACGAGAACCCCAAGCGTCATGCTGACCCTGAACGACGACACTGCACTACCCCCGCCTTGTGATCCGGAACCCTGTACTCCAATTATGAGGTTCTTAAGAGTTCAACAAGAGCGCCGTAAGGATTATTCAGGGATCCTTCTTAAGTCGTACAACCGGGCTCACCCCTTAGACCTCAAGCGCATGGCCGTTACATCCAGACCAAAGATAGATGTAGCGCCCACGCATCTAGGTGCAGACACAAAGAAGCCCCCCGCCTAAGTGACGGGGGGTCATCTTCACTCGTCGGGCTCTTGCAAGAGGATCATCTCTGCTGTGAGCCAGGATCTTTCGAGCACTTCCCGGACCATCTTCCGGCGCTCTATGATCTCGTCGATTTCCATCAGGTCCAGCATGATCCGGGCCTCTTCGCTCAGCTCGTCTCTGTTCATGTGAGAACAGTAGCACGAAACGAGGCAGATACTGAATTCAGTACCTGCCTCCCCGTGTGGGCTAGGTCACGCTGCTACGTCAAACCCCCGCTTGAGCATGAACCGGCGGTACATGCCCTCAGGCACCGCACGGTGCTCAGGGAACTCCCTGAGGTACTGCTCAAGGGTCTTGCCGAACAGACCCCGGAAGTAGCTAGGGAAGTCACACCGGGCGGCCTCAAGCCGGTTGCGGTACGCCTTGACCGAGCCCCGCATGTCAGCCGCCTTGACGCCGACCTTACGAGCAGCGCACGAGGAACCGGCGTACAGACGCGAGCCGTCCTCAAGCTCAAGCACAACCGTGCTCTTAAGCTCAACCCGTCCGCACACCTCACACGTGGTGGACTCGTCCGTAACCCCAACGATCTTCCAACCCGACATGTCCCGCTCCGCCCCTCGTTCCTGCTGACAAGAGAACGCTAACACGAAAAGAGGGCAGATACTGAATTCAGTACCTGCCCCCTCGTGTGGGCTAGGTCACTCCTCTTGCTGCCACGCCCGGAACTCCTTTGCGTTGTCCATGATGTCAGCGAACAGCCACAGAGCCTCGCTCTCCGGGAACGTCAGCCGCACCGGCCCCCTCACGCTCTCCTCAACGAGCATCGTATAGACCTTGGACCCGTCCGCACCGGTCACAATCCCGGAAGACAGGATGCGGTCAACCTTGAACTTGATACGGGGCTCAGCGGGCTCCTGAGCGCCCTTGGGAGCGTCCGGCATGGTCTTGGTCTCCTCGTCCTCGTTCACCGGCTCAGCGTTGTGCTCAGCCTCGTACTTCTCGGCCTCAGCCTTGGCGTCCGCGTAGGACACGCCAACGAGAGAGGCAATCTGCTTGTCAGCGATCACGACCGGGTCAATCTCCCCCACGAGCTTGAGGGACCAAACCTCAACCTCCCACAGCCCCTTACCGGCGCTCCGCACGTTGTAGCGGAAGCGCTCAGACTCGGCAACGTAGGTCATGCGCTCAAGAGCGTCCCGCGTCCGCTTGAACGTGAGTGCCTTGGGGGTCTCGGTCACCTCGTCCTCAACCGGCGCCTCAGCGGCCTCAAGGGCAGCCTCAGCAGCCTTCTCGCAGCGCTTGCAGAGCTTGCGCCCACCGGTCTTACGAGCGGCCTCAAGCGCCTCGGCAAGGCTCTCGTAGCTCTTGCCCTGAGCGAGGCGGGAGCGGGTCAGCGTGCCGCACGCGCTCTGAGCGTAGTAGGAGACGACTGCACCCGACTCGGAACCCTCACCCTTGGTGCTGCACTCGATACCAGCGATGTGGTTCGTGGTGGTGCTGTACCGGATGGTGAACATCTCTGCCGTCTCCCCTGCGCCGTTTCCTGCTGACAAGGGAGACGCTACAGGCTCACGCTCCCCCGCGCAAGGCAACTACTGAATTCAGTACCTGCCAAAGATAGATGTAACGCCCATGCATTGAACTTGTTCACAAGCTAGGGCAAAGGAAAAGCCCCCTTTCGGGGGCCGTCCCTCCTAGCGGCGGAACTTGCTGCGGTCCACGTTGTGGGCGACAACCTCAAGGTTGATGTAGATCTCGCCGTCCGTGATCCGGCGCGCGGCGTCAAGCTCGTGAGCGTACTCGTTGGTGAAAGTCTGGCCGGTCTCGGTGTCCTTGAGAGTGACGTAGAACATTTGGTTTCTCCTTGGTCGGTGTCTCGCTGACAAGAAGAACACTACCCGCCCGAGAGCCCCAATGCAAGGCAGGTACTGAATTCAGTAGCTGACTTGACAGGTTGACAGACATGCCCTAACTTTAGTCACGGTGGGAGCCGACCTTAAAAAAAGTCACGTAGGGTCACCAACTCGCCGGCCTCCTGACCCAACGTAATCACAGCAGGTCAACGCAGGAAAGCCCCCTCCGGAGAGGGGGCCCTTGGTCCTACTTGAGGTTCGCGGTTACCTTCTCGCCACCCTCAGCGTCAATGAACTCAACCACCAGCGAGCGGACGAACGAGGGGCGACCGATCCACTCGGCCGTGCCCATGGCCCACGGGAACCCGTAGCCGGTCATCCCGTCCCAGTGGCCACCGTCACGGTAGACGTTCCAACGACCCGCACGAGCCCGGTACTCAGTCTCAAGCTCCTCAGCAGTGATCGTGCGCTCAATCAGTTCCATGGTCTCTCCCCTTGTGTGCCGTGCGTTCGCTTACGAGACGGAGTTAAGCACGAACGACGAGCCCAACGCAAGGCAGGTACTGAATTCAGTAGCTGACCCTAGGGCCGCTCGTACCCACGCTCAGGGGTAACCACCCGAGCAATGCCGCTAGCCCGTATGAGCGTCCAGCAAGCCGGACACGGCTCACGAGTGGTGTACAGCGTCGCCCCGGGCAACTCCCCCTTAGGGGTGTGGTCAATGGCGTTCCGCTCAGCGTGGTCCGCAATGCAGTTGCTGTAGTCGCTATCACGCGGGCACTCGTCCGGGCTCAACTTCCCACGAGGGCAAGCCCCTTGAGACTTGCAACCCGGCACCCCGGAAGGGGCACCGTTGTAACCGGTCCCCCTCACGTCGTGTTGAGCGTTCACGAGGATTGCCCCCACCTGAGCCCGGGTGCAGTCGGCGCGCGTCGACACCCAAGCAGCACCGGCGAGAAAGTACGGGTCCCAATCAGGTCGGTCGGTCACTTGTGCTTCCCCTCGTCCTCGTACCGGGTGCAGACAGTCACGATGGACGTTCCCGGCACAACCTTGCCGTTCACGATCGTGGTCGTGCTCACAACCTGAGTGTCATAGTCCAGACACTTAGGGCCGGTATCGCACGCGCCGAGTGCAAGCACCCCTGCGGCAGCCAGCATTACCGCACCGGCCCGGCGACCCTGATACGCGTAGCCGG